AATACATTACAATTTATATGTCCCATAAATTTATTTATGGAGTGGTTTTACCTTCATATAAATAAAATAAAATATATTTTGTTTATTTTTGTTTCTTGTATTACTTTGAGACACTACCCGTCGATTATACTGATAGGCTCTACTCATTCGTAATACATTTATTTTAATCAAAAATTCGATATCGCATCAACTCATTTAGATATCGAGTTTTCATATTATTGTTTTGTATCTCATATTCATACCGGCTCAGATAACAATGACGACTTTGCTTTTATATATTGATGGTTCAATATGACATTACCGACACAGAACAGAAAGCGACAATTTAATTTTCAAATAATTATATTTCAGGTAGATAGTACAAACTGTTGAAAATATAAAGTTTACGCGAGAGAGTTCCAAGCCTCTCACAAGTCATATATAAGATAAACACAGGAGAAATATCCTCAGGTGATAGTAACATTGATGAGGCTGTGATTTTTAATCACACATTTATTTTCTTTATGATAGTAGATGTGCATTGTACAGCTGTGCTTATATGACCAACGACTGCGCTATATACTTGAGCATGAAGTATATAGGACTTTATATGTTTGTAGTAAATATATTATTAGCGATTATTGAAGACAATTCTATGACAATTCTGGACATAATTTACACTTTTGCATACGTATTCCGAATTTATTCGGATGAGATGTTTTAGATGAGAACAATGAAAGTAATTAACAATAATGAAACTCTTGTGAACATTAATGCATTTACCAATGACGACACCAGCTATTACGCAATTTTGGACGACCAATCAACTTACACTGTTGCGCCACCAGCACTGACACCCGAAACATTATTACAAAAAATTCAACGAGGAATTGGTTTTGAGATCGATTCAGAAGGATTAACGCACTATTATTTACCATCAGTGCGTTTATCATCAGGAAAAAGAAAGAACAAAGTAGCGAAACCAGAAGTGAAGAAACCAAAACAACGTTTTTTCTACAAGCCAACGACACGCAAATATGATTTGAGTTTTGATATTGAAGATTGCTTTGTGGGTTGGTGTTGTATACCAACACCAGGACCACAACCGAAATGCCGTGTGAAGACGAATATTGAAGTAAAATCATGGAAGAAGACCAACGAAAATGACGACCAACAAGTAAAAATATACGGACCAATCAGCACTGCATTTCAGAAGATTGTAAGGAGTGGATCCACGTGGGAAGAAAGACAACAAGCACGCAAGAATAAGGAACAACATTCAACAAACGGTAATATAATGGTAGATAATTATTATAGTGATGATGTAAGATTTCACACTTTGCGACACAATGGAAGAGAAACAACAGTTGCAGTTCGTTTTATGGAGTACCAAGAATTGACATTTACAGAAGTGGAAGTGGATGTATGTTGTCTTATTTTGCCTTGGTATGAAAGACGATGGTTATGTGACAGGATGATACGACGCACAATATTTGAGAGTTACGAAAGATTTAGCGAAGAATATGATTGGATGACAATTGTGTGTGACACTTTACGTGCTGAAATATTATCAAATAAAGAAATGCACGCATTAAAAGGAAACATTGACCATGATTGGAGAGTATGTCCTGAGTGGAATATTCTCCCGGATGAAGAAATACGAAGAATGACATTCCGTGATGGCACTATAGTTGACGTGTGTGCTAGTGACACACATCGTATTCACTTGACAAGGATCCTTGATTTGGAAAATTTTATTGTAATACCAAAGTGGATGATGGTTCATCTTGATTATAATGAAGTAGCGCAATGTATTGCTCATGGATGGAGACGACGAGAAGAAGCGGATATGAGATCTAGTTGGGGTAGACAATATTATTGGTTAGGTTATGCACAGGAGTCTCTTCAGGCTTCTTATATGACAAACAAAAGAATGCACGCTCTAAACGGAAACATTGACAAGGAAAATACAAAACGAAATTCGAAGACACATCGCTCACAAGAACATACACGATTTGAACGCTTAACATCAAAGGACACGCACTTAGCTCGAAAATTATTAAGTCAGAACGCGAAATTCATCAAAGAAAGACGACAACATGCAGCGGAAGAAGATATCATGAGACAATTAACGGCGATTAAACACTTGAAGATAGATGGTTGTTTATCAGATGATGAAGCAGAAGATTGGATGAACAACATAAAATGGTCAGTAGACAATGCAGACTTAATAAACGATTCTGGAGAATGGGTTGAAGTTTTGAAGCAATTAGTAGAAGCGTTTCCAGAAGAGATTAAATCGATTTGTAATTGGGTAGATGTTATATGTGCATGCGACGTTATTGCGCGGGTACCTTATGTATCAGCGAAAATTTTTGCGGCTCAAGCTTTATATCGCGTTTTTCAGTACAAGGGTTTAGTTTTAGGAGTTTTTTTACAATCGGTAGTAATAATTTATAATTTCATCGTAGGGTATAAAGAAGATATGCCTCAAAAGCATATGCAAATTGAATCAGCACTTAATGCAATTGTAACACTTATTTTTGGATTAGTTTTTCAACGCAAGGCAAATCAAAACCATATCGACGCATGTTTATCAACATTGAGACAAGTTACACCAACATCAAAAGGATTAGATTATGTAGTAGAAGCAGTAAAAACATGTGTAAAATGGTGCAAAGGAGTAGATGATTTTGATTTAAAGAAGGAAATTGCAAAAATCGAAGAACGTGTGGCATACTACTCAACAGTACAAGGACATAAAGATATGCGACTTCTTCAATCAGCATATATGGAAATAACGGAATTAGAAATAAAATCAATGATGATACTTAAGTATCTCCCAGCACAGTCAGAAGAACGCGTACAATATTCAGGAGTAGCAGCACGACTTAATTCGTTTTATAAATCAATTCAAACGGCACCACCCTCAGGACATGGAAATAGGAAACCACCGGTAACAGTACATTTATACGGAAAAGCAGGAGTAGGAAAGACCCACTTGGTAAATTTATTGAGTGCAGATTCAATACGGACAATTCTAACTTTAGAAGGAATGGTAGGAACTGATTTATATAATGCATGTTCGGAGTTTGAGAAATATATGTATTACGATCCAGTAGCAAATAAGTATAAGACTAATTATAATCCAGCAATGTCAAAAATTTTTGTATGTGATGACGCAAATCAAGTTAATCCACATTTTTTGAAGGAAGGTCATCCTTTTCCAGTTAATATTATTCATTATGCAAATTCACATACTCATCTTTTAAATGTAGCAGAACTTGAAAATAAAGCAATAGCAAATTTTAACTCAGCATTAATAATAGCAACAGACAACGCAAAGCGCCCACCATTGGATTATATGGCAAGTAAGGAAGCATATGAAAGGCGTATAGATCTCCAATATAAGGTAGAAGTGCATGATGAATACACGCATCGAAGTCGAGGGGTGAGAGTAGTAAATCAAGACAGTATAGATTTAGAAGAACCAAATACACATATTTATAAATTTACGCGCGACGATGGTGTTGTTTTAACATATGATCAAGTAAAAGACGAAATAGCAAAAGCCTTAGTTAAGAAACACAACACATTTTTAAAATCATGTACAACACTTAAAACATTTGCAACACGAGGATTACCAGTACCAGCGGAACAACAAGAACAACAAGCACAAGGAAATCAATTACATTTACCACGACAAGGAGAAGTAGCAACGAAAGCTGGATTTTGGGGTACAGTAGGGGATGGTTTACTATACCTCCCAAGAAAGACAATAAAAGCAACGAAGAGCGCATATAAATCTATTCGAACTTTAACTTTAGAAGATATATATTATGGTTTAGGACCTCCTCCAGTTTCTGAACCAATTAATTATTTTTGTTGGCATGTAAGTTATTATTGGTATTTATTACATTTCACGCCCTTTTGGCAACATCCATTATTAACACTTTATTATTTCTTTATTGTTAACCCATATAATTTTATCACCAAGTTTTTTAAAAAACCAAAACGAGTACGTAGATCTGCACAAATATTATCAGCATTAGGTTTAATTGCAGCTGGCATCTATACGTATAGATGCTGGAAGAAGAAGAAAGCGAAACGAGTTGTGAATGGATTTTCAACGAAGAAAAATAACAAAGCAGAAGAACAAGCATATGGTTCAGGGAACCCATCTACAGCACGCAACAAGCCCGGACCACCGCCAAATACGAAAATAGTATCACGACCATTGTATCGACAAGGAGATTCAGTTCAAAAAGAAGGAAAGTGTGAGACATTTAAGATGGTTGATTTTGCAAATACAGATACGCCAGCAGTAGAGAAGGAGTTAGCATCAGGCTTATCATATGTCATGGCTAAGGTTATTTGTTCAAATGCATATTTGATTCAATTTGTTGATAATACAGGAGCAGCACGAACGTTGAGAGGTTTCTTTGTTAAGGCAGGTCTTTTCATCGTGAATATGCATTTATTGGAAGGAATTGATTATGACCATTTCATTAAGGGTTACTTCAATTTGTATAATGTATTTGAAACAACACGCAACATTCCAGCGAAGAAAGTAGACATTTATCAAATAATGCATGAGAACAGTGACGACAGATACTATGATGTAATTGCAATTGATTTTAAGACATCAGTGAGAATCCACGCAGACATGACAATAGCAGCAGGACATGACGCACATCGACCAACATTTGTAAAATCAGCGAACGTAGGAGACATAGCAGGATCAAAAATAATGGTAATGACAGTAACAATAAACGCACAATTTGACGACGCAAAGGAATTAACGGTAACGGACAAAGTAGCATGGTATGTTGAATTGCAACACACACACATATCGGAAGTGAGTGCAGAACCACTTGAAGCAAAGGGACCAACAGGAATAGCAGATTATACGTATAGAGTAATGCAATACAACATGCAGAGCGTCCCTGGTTATTGCGGTAGTGTAGTAATAGGCAATAGTCCAGATCATGCGGGTTGTATCTTCGGGATACATATGGCAGGTTATACGTGTAACGATCGTAGTTTCGGACAGATAATAACGTACGAAATGATAGAAAGTTTAAATTTACAAAAACATGTTTCTTTTTCACAATCACCTCTTAGATCTTCAGTAACTTTATTAGATAATACGTTCAATAGGATAGGAAATATTCCTCATCAACTTCGATCAAGTTCAAAAAGTAAAATTCATCCTTCAATCTTTCATAATAAAATTTTTAAAACTACGAAAAAACCAGCCAATCTTGGTCTTCTCCCCTCTGGAGAACACGTTGTAAATAAAGCAATGAAAAAGTATTTGGAACCTTCAACATCAATAACTGAAGAGCAATCATCCGTCTTCTACGGATGTTTGATGCATCAATTCGGCGCGACTCGGAAAATACGACAACTGACACACAAGGAATCAATCAGCGGACGAGATAATGATGAATATGTAACAGGCATAAACAGATCATCAAGTGCAGGTTATCCATTCAATAAGTATACACAAGGGAAGAAAGGAAAAGAAGCGTTCTTAGGTTCTGAACAGGAATGGAAATATGATGATCCAATGTTGCTCAAATACATAAAGGATTATAAGAAAAATGCAATGAATAACATTCGCCCAGAGTGTTACTTTGTTTCAACGGCAAAAGATGAATTGAGACCAATTGAGAAAGTAGATGCAGGAAAAACACGATCATTTGCAGCAGCACCTTTACATTATGTTGTTTTATTTAGACAATATTTTCTAGATTTGTTTGCAAATATTATGGAAAATAAAGTATTCAATTCATCTTTAATCGGCATAAATCCTTATTCAGCAGATTGGGACGTATTGGTTCAAAGACTGACGACAATGGCACATCCAAATTCAAAACAATTTATCGCGACTGACTTTACAAATTGGGACGGAACACTAAATCGGGATCTTCTGTGGGTCATTTTTAGAGTCATCGAAGCACAGTATGACAGAAATGATCCAGTATCGCGTGCATTATGGCAAGACATCGTAACATCACAACAGGTATTTGGTAACGTTATCATTCAGATTATGAGAGGACAACCTTCGGGAAATCCAGGTACTGCTATAATAAATACTATGTATAATTATGGTATCACCTATCTCTGTCTTTATGATATGCTATCAGATATCTATACACAAGAGGCGTTTGATTGTATTGAAAATTTACACGAACTATTTTATGTTGCGATTTACGGTGATGATAGTATTATTGCATTTAAGGATAAATTATGTAAACAATTAGATATTACAAAATGGGCCCAATATATGGAAAAATATGGACATCACTGCACACCGGAAACAAAAGATGGTGAAGAAATTGAATTTAAATCGTTAGATCAGATTTCAATAATTAAAAGACGATTCGTCTTTGATAATGAATTGAAAATATGGCTAGCGCCGCTTGAGTTAGGATCAGTTCTAGAACCATTAAATTGGGATAGATGTGATCAAATTTACGAAGTCAAGTCAGAACAAATGTACACTAATGCGAGATTAGCGATACGCGAATTGTCATTACACACTAAAGACATATTCGAAGAATATCGAGGTAAAATATTAGCACAATGTATGGAGCATCGAATAGTTATGACTCCTGATTGTTATTACGATCAGAAGACACTACGAAAGATGGTTCGTACTAGTGATAATGTGTTTTATCTTGGTATGCAGAACAATGCAAATTTGTTCTCAGAACTCGCCATCATTCCCCACTCCTCAATATTTGAGGACATCGAGAGTGATGAAGACTGGGATGAGCACAGCGATGAAGCATCGCTCGAACTCATTCCGAACAAACATAGTGGTAGATGTATTTACATCGGTGATCGCCACGTGAGCAGCCCTCACGAAGAATCACACCCCCAAACGTCACTAAAGCATTACTCGGCTTTATGACTTAAAAGAAGAGTAGCACAACCAACAACGACGACAAATCCAAGTACTTATGACGACAGCTCCTCAAATTTACCATTTCACGATAGTACAAATGAGGTCGAAACAGGACAACAGATTATTACTTTTGCAACCGTTCAAGCCCCAAAGGTAGAAACACTACCGATGGAATCAGACTTGAGTGGTCGTGAAGTAAGGAACTTCAAGGAGGGCAGACAACATACCATCAAAGACATTCTCACTCGAGAGTATCTTATCTTGCATACGGAAATTCCAATAGGAGGTGAACCAGGGGAACAACTGTATTTGATAGATCCAATAGAGAAGCTTTTAAGCCAACCGAATGTGCATGATAAAGTTAATGGTTTTGCATTTTTGAGATCATTCTTAAATGTAAGATTCGAATTTACTGTTGCACCAAAAACATCAGGTGGTTTAATTATAGCATTTTTTGCAGATATGTCAGCTACGGCTATCACCAATCGAACAAAGAAACTCATTCAGATTTCGCAGACACCACATATTAAAATTTCACTAACAACATCTCAATCGATAGAGCAAAAGGTTCCATGGGTTTCTGCATTTTTGTCTAGAAATCTACAATCAGGAACAGGACGACCAGGAAAGATTTATATTGGGAGGTTAACACCTCTCGATATTGGTACAGTGAAGATGAATGTATATGTGTCGGCAGATCCAGAAACACTCGAATTAGAGTTTCCAACTATTGGTGCTCCATTGCAAGATGAAGCATTTCTACGTCTGAAGGTCGCAAAGGCTAACCAAGAGTTACGTGATATGGTTTCACGGAACGCGAAGTTACATCCTATTGCGGAACATTCGAAAACAACATCAGCGGGAAGAGTGCCACGTATCCTACCGCGGAAAGAAGTGGGTACGGTGAGAGAAGCAAACAATATGGCACAAAAAGGGATAGTTTCGGCTGTCCTTGGGGAAGGAGCGAAAATAGCAACTGCTATGTCCGGGCTGCCTATGGTTGGTAGTACGGCCGCATCAGTTGCTCCACTCTTGAGCGCCGGCGCTCAAACAGCAGGTGCAATGGGTTACAGCAAGCCGACAATGGACACACCTGTGGTTGCTGTAAAATGGAAACCTGGCGATGGTCAACTTTCTGCACAAACATCAGTAAATAGTCATATTTACTCAATTGATCAAGGAAATTCTGTTGCAACTAATTATCCACTTTTTGGGTCTGAACTTGATGAAATGAGTGTTGATTATATTATGAAAACTCCTAATATTCTCGATAATCATATTTTCAAGATAACAGATGATCAAGTGACTAATCAAGTTTTAGCAGTTTTTCCTTTAACAATTAATCCGATTGTGGAAAGTGATGGATTGTTATATCTATCGCACCAAGCTTGGGCTTCTTCAACCTGTCAAAATTGGAATGCGCAGCTGCATTTCCAACTAGACGTATTCTGCACAATGTTTCACAACGTGAAGTTGAGAGCTATTATTGCACCTAATGATCATTCTACGTATGCTGTTGGTGATATAATTGATTTAGAAAAGATTAATAAAGCAACTTCAACGGTTATGCAATTTACTGGCCCAACAGCCAATCACACCTTCACAGCAGGAGTTATGTCTAACTCGGCTATGAAGTATGTAGCATCACCCTTTATTGTAGATGGAACTGGATCTGGTTATGAGTATCTAGTGGCAAAACAAAAGACAGAGTTTTGTTCATATGGTACTGCTTATATAACCATGGAGGTTCCACTGGAAGTAACGGCTGACGCAGCACATACAATTTATTGCGTACCTAGCTTTTATGCAACTGATGTTGAGTTGTCTAATCCATCAACACTTATCAATTATCTCCCTGCAAAACATGTAGGAGGATCAGGTTTAATTACGGGATTTGAAAACACATCTCGTAGTCAGGTCCAAACTCGGGGATCTCCAATCTCCACAGGACCTAGTCTCCCTCAAGCCGGAACTCGAAATCTAGAGATTTCAATGGGAGACCAATTTACGCATTTGAGTAAATTATTAATGGCATATTTACCGTTCAATAACACCAATGTTTTAAGTTCCACAAAAGCAATTGTTGTCAATCCTTGTCAATTTCGCGCTCTTGAAGATTCAGAATATATCGATTTAATCGATTATTTTGCAGCAGGGTTCGGATTCTACACAGGGTTGATGCAAATGCGTTTGTTGACACATGAGAAGCAAGGGTATATTGGAGATTCTTTTATTATGTCATCTTTTGCGAATCAGTATTATAAAAATACTTCTCCGACTGGATACAAAATTATTGAAGACGCAGCGTACCTCAATCCAGGGGTGCGTTGTATTCAACATTTTGCACAGGAAGGAGTTCTTGATGCAAAGATTCCATTTTATCAGCCTTTCCATATTGCTCGAACATCTCATTCAGAAACATTTGCTAGCTGGTTTGAGGGACAATTACCAGTTCATTGGTTTTTCAAATCAGTTGTTGATCAAAAAGTTCGGTTGTATAGAGCAATCCATGAAGACTTTAAGTTTGGTTTTCTAACAGGATTGCCGCCGTTTAAGATTAATCCAAATGCAATCATCCACGCTTAGTTCGCTATGACTATATTTTATTTTATTAAAAATTTTTCTAAGGTCTATCATAGCGTCGTCTAAT